CGTAGGTGTCTATATCGCGTCCTGTGCGCCCAAACATAATGAAGCGGTAGGGCTCACCCTTGCGCGGGCCCTTCTTCACATAGCGTATCGGCGAGGCGCCCGGGCGCTGCGTGCGGAGTAGATAGCGCCTCATATCGTGCGCCGCTACCCCGTTCTCGATCATCAGCGGAACTATCCCGCTGAGTGAGATGATCACGTGCGAGACGCTCACCTCGCGTATCTGAACGCCGCGCTTGTAGAGGTTTAGCGTGCTCCTGAGCCCGTAGCTCTGCGCTTCAGCCTTCCACGCCGCTGCCACTACCTCCGCCACCCGATAAGCGCGCGCTAGGCGGCTCGCTTGATCAATGCCCGTGCTGAGGCTCATGGGCCCGCCCCCTCTCGGGGGGCGCCGTACTGCTCTAAGCGCGCCTCCGCGTAAATGGGGAGCGAGATATGGAACGGCGCGGGCGCCTTGAACTGCTTATAGGCGTCGCGTATCGCGTGCGGCTGCCCCGTGATGATGTAGGCGGGGTGCGTGTAGTACTCCAGCGCCACCCGCGCGCCGGCGGGCGGGGCGTCGGGCGCTGTCCACACTAGCGCGCCCGTGGTGGTGGTGAAGTCCACGCCCTCCACAAAGGCGCGCCCCCCCGTGACCGTTCCGTCTAGGGCGGCGCTGCGCGCGTACCGCACGCCGAAAGTAACAGCCCCGCCGGCGAGGTCGTGAGCGCGCCGCGATATGGGATAGGTTAGGGTGTCTGTGGCGCTCGCGCCGCGCGTTATGACCTCGCGATAGATAAGCTCTGCATCTATCAGCGTGAAGCGGTCGCCCATAGCGGGCAAATGCTCAGGCAGTAGCGAGAGCCCTATCTGCCCGTCCGCGTACTCTGAGCCTCCCACCTGGCTAAAGCGCTCATCCGTCTTGCGCGCCCCCGTCACTAGCGCCTTGATCTCTTGGGCGTCGTGATAGAGGTAGCCGCGCCCGTTGCACGCTTGGCAGTCGGGGCGGTTTCGCGTCGTCGCCGCGGTCGGTGTCAAAGTGCTCTGAAAGCCGCTGGCCGCTATGGGCGCGTTGCACGGGCACAAGCACGACTGCTCCCAGCGCACATTCAGCCCCTGCGCGAAGATGAGCTTTCTGAACTCCTCTGGCTTGAAGTCTGCCCGGGGTATCAGCTTAACGGGGGCGCGTGATGGGAGCTGCATAGCGCGACCTCAAAGCGCCGCGATATTGAAGGCGCGATAGGTGGCCTTAAGCGTTTTCATTAGCGCCTTGAGCTCCTTTTCAAACTGCCCTAGTCGCGCGCCATAGCCCGCGTTGGTGGCGCTGGCGGTAGTCGCGATACTCTGGCTCAGCCCGTCGATCCCCTGTGACTGCTGCGCGATACCGGCGCCCGCGATGAGGTCGCCCGCGATATTCAGCGCGAGGGAGGCGCCTTGCAGCCCCACAGCGCGCACTATCGGCGCGGGGAGGGTGTCTACCGTCCAAGTCACGGCGAGGGGCGCGGCGGTGCTCGCGCCCGTGCGCGTTAGCGTGAGGCTCTCAAAGCCCTTCGCGCTTACCGTGGCGCCCGTTGAGGCGCTCGCGCTGTAAATGTCCTGGAAGGCGCGCCCTATCGGGGCCTCGACGCTCAAGGCGCCGGCGGGGATAGTCGCCGCGCCGGTGTAGAGCGGGAAGCCAGCGCTATAGGTGATCTCGAAGTAGGCGGGAATATACGGGTCTACGCCGCTCATCCCGCCGAAACCTAGAATGATTGGCTGCCCGCCGCTGATCACATAGCTCGCCGCGCCGTCGGTGGTGGGGATGATGTGTATCTGCCCCGCCATAGGTTCGGGTATGGTCGCCCAGGTCGCCGGCAGTATCGCCCGCGAGACTGAGCGCCCGTAGAGCACGGCGAGCTCCTGTACCTCGATCAGGGGGCGGTGGCGCGTGCGTATCGGATACCAGCCCGCGCTCAGCCCTGGCTCTCGGTCTTGGCGCTCGCGTATCACCTGCGGCGCGAGGGTGAGCCCTAGTTCATCGCCTATGGCGCGCTCAGCCTGCGCTAGAGCGTCCTCAAATACCACATCGGGGTAAGCGGTGCCGTCGTCGAGGGTGAGGTCTACGCCTAGAAGGAAGGTGCTTTTGAGCCAAGCGGCGTCATAGCCGCGGAGGGCGAGCGCTGAGCTCATGGGCTAACCTTCTTGGGGCGCCCGCGTCGCTTGGGCGCGGGCTCTGGGGAAGTGTCGCCGCCCGCCACCGGCGCGAGCGCCTGAGCGGGGGCGGGGGTGGGGGTGAGGTCGAGCGCGGGGGGCGCCTCCTCCTCCTCCGTGATGAGTGTCCACGCGCTAGAGCGGGTTAGGTGCGCGATCTGGGCGTCCGTGAGCTGCGGGGTGGTGATCAGATAATCGCGCACCTCTACGGGCGCGCCCGCGATGCTGATTTCACCTGCCTTAAAGCCTCGGCTACGCCACATCTTCTCACCTACTCGTCTCAGGCGGGGAGGCCCTGCGCGGGGTTCACGCCGGCGTTCTTGATGATCCACATCTTCGAGGGGAGCATCACGGCGGGGGCGCCAAACATCATCAGCAGGAACGGGTAGCTGCTATTGATCTGCGCGAGCGGGCGGCGGATCAGGCTGAGCATCTGGTAGTAGGCCATATGATCGGCGCCGCTGTTGATCAGCAGGATAGGCGAGGAGCCGGGGAGGTCGGCGTTATCGTCCGTAAAGACCGTGGTGGCGCCGCCGTTGGCGATCTCGCGCACCAGGAGCGCGCCGTCGGCGCTGGCGGCGTCTGCGGCGGAACGGTAAACGCGGTAGTGCGAGACGGTCGCGGATGCGTCGCTCTGCGCGATGGTGAAGCTCACGCGGTCGCCCGCCTCCACGCTAACGGCGTTGGTGTCCACGGCGACGCCCACACCCGACGGGCCCACCGGCACAACGCGGTAGCGGTAGGCGCCCTCATCGGCGGTCACAAACTGAGAGGCGGCGTTAGCGGCGGCGGTGGGCTGCACGCTGATAGTGGGCGTGACCACGGAGCCGTCAAACACGCCCGACGCGCCCGCGGCGGGGGCGATGCGGTCGTGGCGCTCAAGGAAGGGGCACGCAACAACGGGGATCATGCCGTAGGGGGCGCTGATCGTGATGTTGTTCGAGCCGAAGCCCAGCATACCGTTGCTGAAATTCACCTGATCGTGGCGCCCAAAGGTCACGGTCTGCTTGATGATCTCGCTGAGCACGCGGGGCGTGACCAGGATATGCGAGGCCATACCGTAGAAAGGCGCGGAGTACAGCGAGCCCAGCACCTCCTGAAGGTAGTTAGGCGTAACGGCCTTCCCGCGGAGGTCGGCGACGTTGCCGGCGTCGCTGATCTGCTTGATGATCCCATCCCACGCGAGGGGGTTGACGCTGCTGTTACCGAAGAACAGCTCCTTTTCCACGCGGCGAAGCAGCGCCTCGGTGCCGCGCGTCGTCTCAAGCGCGAGCGCGTCGGCGGAGGGCCCGACAAGCGACACAAAAGAGGCAACGTCGGTGATCTCGCGGCGCTCAGCGAGGTACTTAATCTGCACGGCGACCTTCTGGTAGGTGGCGCGGTTCAGCGCGCCCACGCCGCCCTCAGCGATAAACGGGGAGTGCTCGGCGCCGTGCGAGAGCACGCGGTTGTACTCGACAACGGTGTTCATAGCCGCAACCTTGTTGAGCATGGGCCACAGCTTGAGGTCGGCCATGCTGGAGGTAGCAACGCTGAGCGTCTGTGAGAGCTGCTGCGGGATGAGCGGCGAGAGGTTAGAGGCGGTCTGGGAGCCCCCGGCGGGAACTAGGGGCGTCTGGTAGCCCACGGTGCCCTTGTTCAGGTCGGCCATGAGCGCGGCGAGGTTCTGAGAGCTGATCATGTGCGGGGCTCCTTAAAAGAAACGCTTCTGAATGTCGAGGGGGTCGGCGCCGCTCTCTAGGAGGGCGGCGGCGTGCATGAGCTGCGCGGCGCGGTTAGCGTCGGTGGTGGTGGCGCCGGTAAGAGCCTTAATGAGCTCCTCGCGCGCGTCCACGGCGGCGCCCTTCACCTCGCCGGGGGCGGGGATGAAATCAACGCTCTTGGCCATAGGCGCGGGCGCGGGCGCGGGGCGCGCGTCGCGGAGGGCCTTTAGATCAGCCTTGAGCCCCTTGATGAGCTCCAGAGCGCCGGTGAGGCCCTTAGCCAGCGCCGCGTTCTGGGTGCGCTGCTCGGCGAGCATGGCGTCAAGGGCGGGCGCGAGCGTCTCGGCGAGGTTGATTTCGGCGGCGGTGGCAGCCTTCGCGAGGCGGTCGGCGTTCTCCGCCTCCGCGCGCGTCTGGGCGGCGGCGACGTCGGCGAGGGCGTCGAGGCTCTTGGTGAGGGTGTCCGCGGCGGCGTGATCCGCGAGGGTGGCGTCGGCGCGAGCCTCAGCCTCTGCGGGGGCGACGCCCGCCGCTTTCATCATCTCGATTAGGTCGTCTCGGCGCATATTCGCCTAGCCTCCGTCATCTGTTGAGCCGCCTTGATGATCTCGGCGAGTGGGGCGGCGGGGAAGTTTGCATATAGCGCTCTAATCATATCAGCTAAAGCCGCATCCTCTGAATTTTTTTTCTGAGATGGGCTGGCGGCGTTGGCGATATGTCCAGCGAGCTGTTGAGGCACTAGCGGCGCGAGGCTCTCGCCGTTGGGCGCGGCGCTCGGCGTCTGGTAGCCCACGCTCATAAGCGATTTCATTAACTCTAGGTGCGTGTCGGCGTTGATCGGGTTGTGCGTGATAGCGCAGTTGAGCACGCGCGCCTTGATGATGCGCTTTGCGTTCTTCGGGTCGCGCTCCATCACCTGGCCCTCAATCGAGAAGCCCAGGCGCCGCCCGCCCCCCGCCTTCTGTAGGCTGCGCGCCGTGTCATACACCTCGCGCGCCTTTGGGCGGTCGAGCAGTAGCACGCCCTCTAGGTGCGTCTCGCGCCCGCGCGTCTCAACGCTGAGCGGGTAGCCTAGCACATTCTCCACGCCGGGCTTGTGGTCAAGGTTCAGCCAGCCCTTACGAAGGAAGTATGAGAAATCTAGCCCGTTCTGGGCGATTGTCTCGCCCTGTAGGTCTACGCTCTCCGTTGAGATGATACCTCTGATAATGGCGGTCGGGCGCTCCTCGTCGGGCGCCTCTGCCTTAACTATGTCCACAAGCCCGTTTAGCCTCATAAAGCCCCCTTGTCTGCGGTGATGCGTCCGTCTCGGGTTACGGTCTGCCCGGGTCTTACTGTGACCGTATCACACCTGCACCGGGGATGCAGCGGGTAGACCGTGGGGCGATAGTCGGCGCGCCGGCGCCCCACATTCACGCCCCCCGCGATGAGCTCGGCGGGGGTGAATAGGCGCGGGGTCTGGTCGGGGTTCAGGAACAGCGCCCGGCAGGTCTGGCACGCCGTGGTTTCAGGGATACGCGCGATCTTAACGCCCTCGCCCCCCGTATAAAGCGCGTGGTATAGCTGCCCCTCGTTGTGGGCCGCCTGTAGCTCCGTCTCCGCTATGCGCTGAAAGTTGCGCGCGAGGTCGCCCGTGCGCTGTCTTATGCGCCCCGCCACCTCCGCGGCGGTGTCGTGTGTCAATACTGCGGCGCCCACCTCGGCGCGGATTACCTCCAGCGCGGCGGCGCGCTTCGCGGGGTCGGGCGTGTCGAGCAATTGCGCCCCGCCCCACCTCTCAAACAGCCGCGCGCTTATCTCGTCGGCGAAGTCCACGCCAAGCCCCCTGATATAGGCGCCCGCGTTGCGGTATGCGTCCACAAGCCCCGCGCGCTCGCTCTGGCTCACCCACGCCGGCACGCTGTTTAGGGGCAGCTCGCGCAAGTCGCCCGGCGCGGTGGGGCGCTCGATCTTGAATAGCGGCGCGGTCGCGTCCACCTTGCGCGGGGGCGCCTCCTCGCGGGCGCTGATGATAGGCGCCAGGCGCTCCACCCATTCGCGGAGGGTCGCGTCGCGCATCTGGGCGCGGGTCGCGTTGTCGGCGTCAAAGTACGGGCCGCCCGCGAGGCGGATAAACAGTATCGGGTTGAGGGGGTCGGTGCGCCGCTCGCCGTCGGCGCTGTAGACTGCCGCGGGGTCTAGGTGCCCCTCCTCGATGAGTGCCGCGATGCGCTCAGCGCTAAGCCCGCTGGCGCGGGGCCCTAACAGCTCAACGCACAGCGCCTCAAAGCGCGCCTGTATGAGCTCGCGCGCCTTTAGCTCAGCGTCTACTAGCCTCATTTTCTAAACCCCCTTAGTACTGCTTTTGCGAGTGCGTCGCCCGTCGCGGGCTCTATGTCCGTGCGCTTGAAGCCCGTTGTGGTGAGCCACGCTCTAAAGGCCTCGACGGTGTAGCGCTTGCGGTCTGCCCTCAGCGCCTGCACCTCCGCGCGCCCGTCCTCGGTGATGCCGTAAATCGCGGCTATTCCGGGCGCGATCTCGCCGCGCCTGAACTGCTTATAGCCCGTCGGGTCGGTCTGCCTGGCGGCGTGCTCGTTGGGGTAGGGCATTAGGGGGGCTCCTATCGTGCGCGCGTGTAGGGGCCGCGCGCCGCGGCTGATAGCTTGTGCGTAGTGGCCAAGCGCTCGTTAAGCTCGTCGGCGGCGCCCTTATAATCAAGGGTGGCCTCACCGAATAGATCATCGTCTGCTTCGGCAGTCGTTAGCTTTATGAATTGGTCGATGGTGTCGTTCAGCGCGTTAGCCGTGGGGTTTAGCGTGAATATCCGTAGGAAGCTATTGGCGAGGGGATCATCATTCACCTTGAACATGGCGCGCTCAATATCGCGCTCTGACGCTAAACTGCCCTCGGGCTCATCTTCGGTGAACATGAAAGATGTTGAGCGGATAAAATCTCTCATATTCGCGTCACGCTGCGCTGCGTCCATACGCGGGCGTATCGCCTCTCTTTGGAGCGCGTAGTTATATACGCGGATCGCATCGGTGAGGCTTGTTTTAATCTGATCGCTCAGCCCGTGCGCGGCGAGCTTGCCCACAGCTATTGATAGGTTCTCAAAGGTCGAATAGTCCATGCTCGCTAGCAGCTGCTCATCTCTCACCACATAGCCTATGAGAGCGTTTTGAACTAGATCACGCCCGGTGCCGTTTAGCGTCTTATCGGGGCGGAGGTATTCAACGCCGTTCTGGGGGTTTAGTATCCCGTCGCGCGCGAGCGCCTCTATAAAGGCCGTTAGGGCGTTGCTAGGCTTCGTTAGGAAGCGGTTGATGCTGTAGTCCTCGGGCGCGTTAGCCAGCGATAATTTCAGCGTGTTTAGCGTGTCAGCGCTGAGCTGCGAGGCTAGAGCACGCCCCTTGATGCGCCCCTCCATTCCCTGCGTCTTGTTCACATTGGCGGCGCGCACTAGTCGCGAGAGCGTCTTTGCGTCGTCTGCCGGCGGGTCATACACGCGCACTAGCATAGGCGCCTTTAGAGCGTCGATGTCGGCCCCCGTAAATCCGAAACTCGCCGCCTCCTCTTTCAGCTTAGCTTTATAGGCCCGCGCGTGATCGGGGCGCATCGAATATACGCGCTGTAGCGTCATCACGCGGCTATTCCCACCTAAGACTAGCCCCTCGGGTGTGATAATGGGCGCACCGTTGGTCGCGTCTGGGTTGGTGTTGACCAGAAAGTCGGGGTTAAATAGTGTCGTGTTGCGCTCTACCTTGAGCTGCTCGGCCCGCTCTTGATGATAGGGGCGCTCTTGTACCCCTTCAGGGTAGTCCGCGCGCGGGGCGAAACTGAGGGGGTTATGAGAGGCTACAGCGTCACCCGCCTCGATGAGCATATAGCGCGCGCGTTGGCGCTCGGGCTCCCCCTTTAGACCTGGCAGTATAAGCCCCACCTCACGCCCCTCGCGCTTAGGCTCTTCCGCTGAGCCTAGTAGCGCAATAACGCGGGGGTTGTTGGCGAGTGCGGGGTTTGCCTTCACTAGCGCCTCAATCTGATCTAACAGCGCGTCCACCTTCGCGGCGTCCTTGCGGGCGGGCTCGCGCTGCTCCTGCGCGCTGAGCTCGTCGGGC